TGTTCCACCGTCTACTGAGACGTTACCATTTACAGTTAAACCTGTAAGAGTACCTACGCTAGTTATATTTGTTTGAGCTGCTGTAGTAAGAGTGCCAGCTAGATTAGTTGCTGTTAAATCACCAACACTTAAGCTAGCAAAAGCGTCAACAACTGCCGCTCCAGATCCTGCTCCGTCTGAATAGATTACTTTTACATCTCCTGGTGGAATAGTGATTGTTGCTCCAGAACCTTGGGAAATGATTATATTTTGCGAACCTGATGTAGCGTTTTCAATAAACCACATCTTGCTAACGGTGTTAGGGCCAATAGTAATAGTACAAGCTGAATCAAGAGTACCTGTATATTTAAGGTACATAGACCTTCCAGGGTCAGTTGCTCCGTCAGCTATAGTTGTAGTGTGTGTATCAGCGTTAGTGGTAATAGCTTCTGTGCCATAACTAAAAGCTTCTGCTATAAGCTCTAAATTGGTGTTCGTACTTGTTCCCCAAGTACCTGACTCATCACCTGTCGCTATTTCTTTTAATCTTAAATCATTTACATAAGTTGCCATTTTTTATGCTACCTCTTCCCAGTTTGGAGTTTGTGTTTCATTATTTTCAGCAAAGGATGAACTTTGGTCAGTATTTATATTAGCATAATTTTTTGTTTGTGTATCATCTATTAAAGACCATACTAATATAGTTCCCACTAAACCAATGGCTTCAACGCCTGTTGGAACAACATTTGCTTTTGATATTACTGAAGGACTACCAACAGATCCAGTAGCTGATTGCCCTGTTATTTGAACTGTCATACCAAGAGCTATAAATATAGATCCTAGAGAACTTGTTGAAGATACGCCTGTGAGCGTTATGTTTGCTTTTCCTGTAGGTGTTATAGATCCAGCAGATCCTGTTGCTTCTTGACCTGTTGGTATTACATTAGCTTTTGCTATTGTTGTTGCTGTTCCTACTGAACTTGTAGCAGAAACACCAGTTATGTTTATTAGAGCATTATGATGAACTATTACGGATCCTACGCCACCTGTAGCACTTAGACCTGCAACAGGAACATTAGCTTCACCGTCCACATCAACTGAAACTCCCCCCAATGTACCAATAGCACCTTGTATTGAAGCAATAGCTTGTGCATTTACACCAGCAACCGGTGCACCAGTAGTACCTACTTGTGAAGATGGAATTACATTAGCTTTCGCTACGATGGTTACAGAACCAACAGCACTTGTTGCTGCTATTCCTGTAAGGGTAACTGGATTAGGTTCGCCCCAGGTATCGGAGCTCCAAGCTCCTCTACCCCAACCAGTTATATTAGCCATGTTAGGCTATTCTAGGCTATTCTGATAATAGCTGTACTTGCTGCTGCTGCTGGGAAAACAATAGTGAAATCACCTGCTGTGGATGTTTTATCTCCACCAAAATCTATAGTTGCTACTGACTTATCGCCATTAGTGTCATTATAGATCATACAACCTCTTGCTGTAATTGTAGCTGTACCAAAAGTTAAATCTGCAAAATCAGTAAAGCCTGTAGTACCAGAACTTGTTGGTGCTACTTTTGTTAAAGCGGCTCCACCAGAAGTATAGTTAGTTCCACTTGCCTGTCCAGTTGTTGTAAATGCAGTTGTGGTTGCACCTAATGTTGCAGAACTTGTGTAGAGAGCAAGTTTAAAAGCATTACCATCAGTTGCAAAATTGTGTGTTGCAGTCAATAGTTCTTTTTTAAAACTTGTAGTTAATGTTGATGTAATGGCCATATTAAATACCTTTAATTATTTTTGCTATATCTTCGCTACCTTGACCAGATAAATCTTGTATCAAAGTGGCTTTATAAGATTTTATAGCATTTTTTATATAAATCAAACAAACTTGATAAATCATATCTTTGTATGCTTTTGCTTGTTCTTTTATATAAGGATCTTGGCTTTCGCTATGGCTGACTATTTTATCAGTAAGTCTTTCCGCCCAAAACTCTGGAGGATGACCACCGTAATTAGTGGTTTTTGCTTCTATAATGCCTAATCCAGGTACTCCAGCAGGAGTTATATGATCTACCATTTTTTTGGTTCTGGAGATCTTAAGTGTGAATCGTATCTATCTATTAACACAGGTTGATGTACTTTTTTCTTTATATCTAAATTATTTAATTTTTCAACCTTTAAGCCCTCAGAGTCAGACATAACAACTAATGGATTTGCTAGTCTGTGGTAACCATATAACTTTTGTTCTGCTGGTACGTCTGTATCTAATAAACCTGAGGTATGTGCTACTTCTACCTGCATACCTGCTGATATACATTTAGATAGCCAAAACTCAGTACATCCTCTGCCAGCTTCAGCAAAATGTAAATTACCTTTATATGAAAAATCTACACCAAACATTTTAAGCACAGCAACTTCATTCCACAATGCAAATGCTATTGCATAAGCTACTGTATTGTTTAAGTAATAACAATTTGTGTCTTTTATAATTTCTGTTATTGGGTAATCAACTAAACCAGGGCATCTTTCATCTAACTCGCATGTATATATAGGACCTTCGTGTTCTTGTAGCATTTTAGCCATACTGTCTGTTTGACCACCAGCATCTTCTGTATCTAAAAACCTAGATGCAGGATCCATCATAAACACTCTATCGTGAAATATAACACTAGCCACACCATTTATAGCCCATACTTCATCAAAGTGGACTCCGTGTGATTTTGCAAGATTATAATCAAACCAGCTTTTGCCCATACCAACTATGGCTACTGATTTACCCTTTAGACTTTTAATTTTTTCCATGTATTTTTTAGGATACCGTAGACCTCAATGAATCATACCGGTACTCATCTCTCCTTCCGCGAGCTTCTGCAAGATTTTTCAATCTAGTTATTTCAAGTAAAAAGCGTTGCTCGTACTGCTGTTGCATGTCGCTTTCACCCTTTAAAAATATATTAGCTTCCACTAATGAACCATATAATAAAGCATTTCTTGCGTTCTGTGAAATCCAGGTTCCTGTAGTGTCTGTAACTATTGAATTTGGTTTGTAAAGATAATGTAATTCTACATTATAAGATTGGTCTGGTACTGGGGTTACAATTAATGTAGAGCCATTGTTAGACGCTGTAGAGAGTTCTTTATCAAAGTCTGCATAATATAAAGGTCTTGCTCTTTCAGACGTTGCTGTTGGATCTACGGCGTACTCACGCATAAATGTAGTATGTTTCTTGTCTAGATAGTGATAATCACCATCTCCATCTATTACAGCTAATGAAAAAGACATTTGAAAATCACTAGGAGCTGTTAAATAAGTGTTACCAGCAGTCAATGTTCCAGTTACATTTTTACGGAAATAATCTAATTGAATTAACTCAAATATTCTATCTTCTGCATTTTTAATAAAATCATCTAACGTATTAACAAAAGTAGTTTCTGAGTTTTGTACGTAGTTTTGTATTAATGTTTTAAGCTCTGCTAGTGTCATGTTATAACTATTGTAACCTCACCTAATCCACCTGTCATCTTTGGCACTACAAAGTTTGTTGGAAGCGTAGAGGGATTCATAAAATCTGGTTTATATAAATTTGAATTTACTACCACAACAAAACCTTCGCCTTCTTCTTGATCGTTGTTAGGTCTTGGTTTGTATAGTGCTTCTGGATCTGCTTTGGCAGTAAGTGGTTCTAACTGTGGATGTTTGGGTTCATAGCATTCAGAACAAACCTTTGCACCATTCCATTCTTCTTTTAATTCACTTAGTTTGTATTCAAACGCACATCTATCACATAAAGCACGAGCAAACTTACCTTGGGCGTAAGCCATTTTAATTCATCCTAGTGTAAGGTCTTACTCTAAATGAAGCTCTATCTTCATCCTGGTCTGCTGCTCTACGGAACTCTTCTTCGTATATAGCTTTTAATTGTGGAGTAAGCTGTGGATTCTTTTTTAATGATAAGTAATAAGCTAAACCTGCAACAAAGCATGGGTAAAATCTAAAAGGCATATCCATAGTGTTTGTAGCTTTGTCTGCATCATCCATTCTTACTATTTTGTTAAATACAAGAACGTCTGTACTGTTCTCAGGAGCAGGCCATACTTTTAATACTGGCGTAGATAACTTGTCAAAAAAGAACTGTGATGGTCTAGCTTTAGTAGTTTTGTTGGGAATATTAATAAACTCAGATCTACTTACTCTACTAATGCTTATATCTGTTGGTACACTGTTTACTGTTCTACGAACTACAACGTCTAGTACATCAATAATATTTGTGTTGAGAGGGTAATCATTTTGCCCTTCAACAACTGTTTCTGTACCTTGTTCTATAGTCCATTGGTTTAAACCACGATTAGCCCATTCTGCAAGCATAAGGTTTACACTGCGAATAGCAGTTTTTAGGTCATAACCTGTTCTAAGCTCCAAACCACAGCGTTCATAAGCTTCTTCAATAAACTCAGTTACGTTTGGTTCAAAATTTGTGCTACCTGATAGTGCCATTATTTATTATCCTCTTGGTTATACAAATTATCAAATGTTATGTTTGGATCTATATAACTTTCATGTTGTTCTGCTGAATGTGTCCATTGTGAAGGCATAAAGTCTGGTGCTCCTTCACCTACACGCCATAAAGCAGGATTTGTTGCTCTTACTCTATTATTAGGTAAAGCTACAAAATTACCAGTATATTCACCAGCATCTGTTAAATATAACACATGTGATTGTTTATGTTGAGCGGGATCATCAGCAATAGAGTTTTCTGTGTAATCTACAGTAAACAAATATTTACCCATGTGAAACTCACCACCTATTTTACAAAGCCAGGGTGATGAACTTACTCTATCTAAAACTACAACAGAGTGATCATGACTTAAACAATCCCAAGGTTGAGCTAAATGATCTTCCATAGCAGTAGGCCATTCTTCTAATGGTATGTCAGCTACTAATCCTTGAATTGGCATTCTTGCCCACATAGCACCACCATGAACATTTGGTGCATCTTCTTCATTGTCTATTTCACATCCAGTAAAAACCACTTGAAAGGATAAAGATCTATCTGGAATTGTATTAACACCTATAACGAGAGCATGTAGATACTCACCGTGGTAGTTACTGTGGTTGGCTGTAAATTCTTTTCTTACCCAACACTTAAACTGAGGTATGTTAGAAATTAAATATGACATTTAAGGTGCAAATTAAACTTTGCCGCCTTTTGACATATATTTAGTTCCTTTCATTGATGCTCCACCTTTTGCCATGTACTTAGTGCCTTTATTTGAAGCACCGCCTTTAGCCATATATTTAGTTCCTTTGACAGAACCGCCCATTGCATAACCTTTTGTTTTTTTATACATTTTATTTCTCCTAACTAAATGTAGTAACTTTTCTTTTTTGATCCATAACAGCTCCACAACCCTTGGCTATAGAACCACCATTAGCTTTTTTTATTCTATTTTGTGCAGCCATAGATTTTTCAATAGCTTTAGCTCTTTTTTCTTCATAAGAGTTAATTTTACCATCTTTGTTAAGATCTGCTTTTTTTGGGTTTTTTAATTTTGCCATAATATTATTCTATCTTAATCTATTGGTCATAACAATTCCTTGGCCGCGTATTGTTTTTTTTACTACAGGACCACCACCGCTAAGTTTATTAGAAACCATGATTGGTTTACCTTTCCTATTAGGATTTGGATCTTTTTTTCTTTTACGTGCTACAAGTTTTGCTCTAGCTTCTTTTGACATACCTTCTGCTTTTTTACGAGGCAAGCATTTAGGTTTACCTTCTGCTTCTTTTTTACTACCACATGAACCTAGTATAGATCCATCAGATCCAATTCTAACCCAGTCTTCATCTAACCATTGCTGAAGCTGTCCCATTATCTTAAACGAGCTTTCATAACAGCACCCTGACCTCTGATTACAGGTCCACCAATAGATTTTTTTGTTCTTTTAGATTTTTTTGCGTAATTAGGGTCTTTGCAATATTTAGATGCGGCAAGGTTAGCATAAGCACTTGGATAAACATCAAAAGTTCTTTTAGCCCAAGCTTTGCCTTCTGGACAAATTTTACCTTTGCTTTTTGCTTTTGCCATTTAGCAATCCCAATCTCGTCTTGCCCAGTAGTTAGCACTACATCTATCTGTAGTACCGCCCATGCCACCACTACGTGCACAATATGATTTTTTTCTTGATTTAGTGTTTTTGTGCATACCTAGTTTTGCATCACCAAAGGTTATACGTTTTACTCGCGAGCTTTCGCTACTGCAACCTTTTACAAAAACTTCTTTTCGTTTCTTACCATATCCAGGGCTACCTTTTGAGATAGCCCTAGGTCTGTTTAAAGTTACTGTTTTGCCTTTATATTCAGCCATTCATCTTAGCTGTAATCTTTAATTAAAGTTAAGACTATAACGTAAGAATCTCCGCTTGAGGCACCAGTTGTAGTCAAATTGATATCTCCTGTTTTACCAGTACCAGCAGTATTTTGTATACCACCAAATCCTGTAAAATCTTCATCTGTTGTATAGTCTGCATTTAAATCCCAACAGATTGTATCTGTAGTTGCATCCCATAAAAGTTTTACACTCATTCCAAAAGTAGAATAAACAATTCTACCAAGCTTAACGCCTGTGCAAACTTGACCATTAGCACTGTTAGGAGCTAAAGCACTAACATCTACCTTTGTGACCGCACTTTCACCAGTACCATCAGATGTATTAGTTAGCTGTATAACAGCTATTCTATTACCATCTTGTATTGTTGTTGAAGTTACTGCGTCTGCCATAAATTACTCCTTACGCGTCAGCAAATGGAGTTACTACAGCACCAGAAGCTAATACTATACCTTCTACTGCGTACTTAGCTGAACCAATAGCGGTTACTTTGATAATAGTACCAGCTATACCACCTGTAGTTGTACCGTTTAAAGTAATAACGTCATTACTAGCACCTGAAAAGAATGTTTTACCTGCTAAATCACTTTTACCCATATATAGTCCACCAACGAATTTATCTGTTCCGTCAGTTTTAATATCTAAGTCTGTAGCTGCTGTTTCAATTACAAAAGTAAATGTAGCACCTAAATTATTAGTTTGGTTAGGATCATCATCTGAACCTGGTGCGGTAGCTACAATGCTAGGTAATGTAAACTTACCATCAGCATCATTACAAGTAAGAACTTTACCTGCGTGTGCATCTACTGTAAGTGTTGTATCAGCAGTTAAGCTAACCACATTTGCATTACCTGCTGAGATAAATCCAGATAATGATTTAACTGGACCTGAGAATGTCGATTTTGCCATAATTTCCTCCTAGGGAAATAAGTTCTACCGTCTTGGCTTGTCTGCTAGGTCAGTCTGTAGAACAAGTTAATAAATCCTAGAATTAAATGATATACCTTATTTTAGAAAAAAGAAAGGGAGCCGAAGCTCCCTTTAGTAATTGTAGTTGAGTAAGAAACGCTACAATAAATCGTTCCTTTAAGCTCCTTGAGAACCGTAAACGGCTCTAAAGTTAGAATATCCGAAGCTATAACGCTCTCTAGCCTTGTATCTCATGTTGCCAGTATCGAAATCACCTTCCAATGAAGTTGTCATTGGTGATCTTTCAAAATACTTAAATCCATCAGGACAGTCTGTTTTCAAGAAGAAAGCATCTGTGTCTGTTAGATAGTTATTTACAACATAACCGTCAGGTAGCATACCAGTATTCTTAATAGCATTTATGTCGTTGTCAGACGTACCAACTCTTCCAGGAGTTTGTAATAATCTGTCAGCTATAAATACTAATTGTGGTGGAATAATTAGCTTCATACCTTTTAACGCAATGTTAAGACCTTTATCATCCGTAAATGTAGAGATATTAATTAATGCGTCTTCAAGTGAAGTTTCATTAAGATCCGCCATAGTGGTAGCTCTGTTTGCTAAAGTACCGCCTCCCCCTAGAGGGTGAGCAGTGTTAATTAAAGATACGCCATCGCCACCTGCTGTACTAAACGCGTTGTTTAGAACAGATGCTGCTTTGATCTGTTTGGTGTTAGCCATAGATCTTGCTAATGCTTT